AACAAAATGAATAAAAAGAAAGACAACAACAACAACAAAAAACCGAAGCTTTACAGCAAAGCTCACGAAGTGCCTGTTGGTGGTCTCGAAAGAGATGGCCCAACGGAGTACACTCATGAGACTGAGTTTGTAAACATCAAGCCAAGATTCAACATCATCAGTGACACAGACGCCCCTCAGACTTACAACTCAGTCCAGAGGGGCATCTTAGCAGATGGAGTTGACATTACAGTGGTTAAGAATGGGGGTGCCGCGACTCTCCAGGGAATGAAGAAGCGATGTGATGACAAGCCCCAGAACGACAGGGAATCACACGCGTTCATCTCTGGCCATAAAGCCCTCATGTCCAAGATCCACGTCCGTGAAGAAATACGTATTACGGAGCAAGACGTCGAGGATTACATCCGGACTTGCTCCCGAGACAAAGCCACCCGCCTACAGACTGTATGGCGCGAGCAGGATTTCGACACGGACATGTACCAAGCAAAGATGGTGTTTGCAAAAACTGAAGTGCTCGTCAAGGAGCATGGCGCGAGTCCTCGCGTCATATATCAAGGGACTGACATCTATAACCTACTGTTTGGAGTTCAGATGTTCATTCTCACTCGACGAATCAAGGAGGAACTATCATCCACCAATCCCCTGAACACTGGGAATACAATCATCTATGCCTGTGGCATGGACGATGGTGAAATTAGTACAGTGTTTGATAGAACCAAAGGACGAGCACTAGAAAATGATCTCTCTCGTAATGACTCCACGCAAACGACGTGGATGCGCAGATATGAGGCCATGTTCTACAAGAAACTTGGAGCCACCAGCTGGTGGGTGAGGGAGTTTGCAAAGACCACGTCCGTTAACGTATGGACGAGGTTTGGCATAAGCGCAGTTATTGAGGGCCAAAGGTGGAGTGGGGAAGTTCCCACTACGCCTGGTAACGGCCACACCAATGCCTGCCACATACTCTCTTATCTCCCCGCAGTTGGGGTGACTGAGTCAGTTTCGGTAGTATATGGGGATGACGGACTAACTATCACCAAGCAGAAGCTCGTAGATGAAGCTGCTGCTGTGATATCTGCAGTCGTCGCCGGTTCCGGAATGATCGCTAAGCCAGTTCTCCACGAAGATGTGGAGAAGGCTACATTCTTAAGGAAGCGACGAGTGCTTGGCCCGAATGGGTTCAAGTCCGTCCCACAGTACGGGCGCGTGTTGGCCAAGATCAATGTTCGCGGGAACTTCAACACCGCGATTGATGACAGGCAGTATATGGCTGGTAAGTATTTATCAGCCGCGTACGAACACCGGCACGCCCCCCAATTGTCTGAACGTCTCGTGAAAACGTCGGAAGCACTGTCCGACAAACCGTTCCTGGATGCACGCAATCAATCCTCTGATGCATTCGGGTACTCAGCTCAACAACTCGTTGCGCTAACCAGAGAGGCTGTCGGTTTGCCCCGCAGCCATCTTGACGCACACTGCCTTAAGGTTTATGGTGTCCATTATGACGATGTCATACGTGAGTATGACATCTTTGGCACCTCAGCAACGGCTTGGGCTAACAGCAATGTTACCCTAGTCAAGGGAAAACCAACCACCGTCAAGAAACCCTACTGCCCCCCTCTCAGGAACTCAGTAACTCTGGCCGCGCTCACTGACATCGACTGTTAAGCACACTGACACGCACTTGGTGAATGTTAATACGACAAGCGACTATTTAACAC